GCTTCAGTAGTCACTCCCGAACTTTGGCATGCAGCTTCGTTGCTTGGTTCTTCCGGATCTCACAATTACAATGCTTTCCAAGGAACTCCTGCGGCGCATATCTGCGCCGCTTTCTCATATTGGCGTGGAACAATCAAATTCCGATTCCAGATTGTAGCACCGATAATGTACCGAGGACGACTCAAGGTGATGTGGGACCCGTGTTATCAATCAGTTGGCACGACGACAGTTTACCCGGTAGGTGAAGGTGTTCTGCGTTCGGAAATATTCGATATTGGAGAAACAAACAGCTTCGAATTCGTGGTGCCTTTTGCAGCACCATATCCATGGTGTGCAACCGACTTTCCTGCCGTTATGGCCGGATATTATACCAAGTTCGGCTCAAGTTTGGCGAGTTTATCGTCTAGTGCGCAAACCAACAATGGTATTGTGTATCTGGAGGTTCAATCTCGACTGACAGGAACTGATACCACAGAACCTGTCAACATTCTCATGTGGACTTCAGTTGGGGATGATTTCGAGGTTAGCGGACCACGTGACATAAATTTCGCGACTGCACCTGGCGCTTCCTACGCAATGGTGACCAATCTGGGTTCGCAGGCTATCCAGGGAAAGGATGGAGTGGAGCCAGCCACTGATGGGGGAACCACGGTGAGTATGAAGGCAGCTCCTTCTCGCCATCATGCTCTATCTACCGTGGGTGAGTCTATACCATCGATTCGGCCATATCTACATAGGTACTGTCCATCCCTAACGTTGGGATGGTCTCCTATAGGAGGGAGTGATTGGGGGTACTTCACTCGGAGTATTGGTAGATTTCCACCGTTTCCGGGGGCGGGGACACCAACGTTGCGCACCTCACTAGGTAATTCGACAACTGAACATGTGACCGCAACACCGACTGTGGCTAATGTCAATTTCCTTCCGATGTCTTTCTTGCATTGGATGGCGCCATGTTATACTGGATGGCGTGGGTCAATAAATTGGAAGGTAGTACAACCACCTCCGATTTCCGGTTTCACGACAACCGCGAGCGTCACTATCAGTAGATCGAATACAAAGGCAACGTACGTGGAGACCAATTATTCGTTGCATCCATCCAGTGATAGCTATGCAGCTATGACAGTCATGCCGCATGGTACTTCTGGGATAGCAGTGTGTGACGGAGTGACCGAAACGGGAGTTTCCGCCACGGTGCCACATTACGCCATGCAGCGTATGATGCCAGCCAACCCTTTATTCTTGGGAACGAAAGCGAGGGCAGATACGACCTTCTATACCAATCGGTATGGGCAGGACACGGACGCAGTACAGTTTTCAATGGAAGCAACCCTAGCGTCCTCCAGTACTCCATACTTATGGTTGCGAACTTACGTTGCCGCCGGGGATGACTTTTCATTGTTTGGGTATATGAATCCACCAACAATCTATAAGACTCTCTATGGCATAACACCGTCTACGACTGTATAAGATATCTAAGGACGTATGGACGTCTGAGTAGAATCTCACCAAAATTCACGGACCTATTTAAACGCG